ATTGGCTTACTTGGCTCTAAACCATCTTTATTAGCCATAGTTGAAATCCTTTCTAATGTAGGGAGACCAGCCCCCTTTCGGGGGCGTGATCTGAAGCCAACTAAATATCTTAGTTGGTGATGAGGAACGCTAGCGGGATGTTCTTCCGCTCAATGACGCGATCCACAGTTGCGGCAGTGGCAAGTTCTGCCTGCGTGAAGGTAATGCCGTTGCTAGGCGTACCCGTTGCCTTGAAGCCGAACGGATGGAGAACGTAGGTCTCACGAACCCACAGAGTCTCAATACCGCCGCCGTTGCCTTGATCGGCATAACGCTCGATCTCAACAGGCACCTCAGGATTACCAACACCGAAGCCAAATGCACCAGCACCGAAGAGTACTGAGGTGTACTTGAAGCCGTCGGTTGACCCTGCTTCGACGTTCATGCCGTCATCAACGATAACCCGAAGACCAAGGTAGGTCGGGATTACGAGGTTGCCCTCGGAATCTGGGATGAAGTCAATGTCGTCATTCTTGACCATCTGGCTGTAAACAGCGCTGTGGACAGAGATGGCGCTAAGCTCATCGTAACGGTCGCCAAGCGTGTTGGTGGCCTCTACGAAAGCATCACGGTTGAACTTCGTACCTGCGTCCTGACTAGCAATAGCCTCAGCAGCCACATCAACAACCATGTCGCCGCCGTCGTTAGCCACGTTGTCGGCAATGATGCCGTTCGTGGTTGAGACAAGACGACGCTGCCACTGACGGGTGAAGTATGTATCGGTGCGGTTACGAACCTGATCGATAGCACGAGCACCCAGAGCAAGCTCTGAAGCTAAGTCAGCAGCCTGCCAACCTTGGTTGACAAAAGCCTTACGAGCGACCTGCTCACCCTGCACAACCTTCTGAGGCGTGGCAGTGTTGCTTGGATCGTCGTCGCTGTAGTTCAGCTCAATAGAACCGTCGAGGTCTTTCCAGAAAGGAAGCTCGGCAGTCTTACCAGCAGCGCTAGCAAGCTCATCAAGCAGTGCGTTACGAGTAACAACACCGCTATCGTAGAAAGCCGTCTTTTCTGGGCCATTTACCGGGGGCAAGTCCCGGAATACTGTGACATCAATGATGTCGCTTAATCGAGTAGTAGCCATTATGATTATCTCCTATCGTTGGCCGTAAAACTCATCACGAAGGCGCTGATACTCTTGTGGGCTTTCAGCCCGAAGTTCTGAGAGTTCAGCACCGCTCATTTCAGAAAATGATTTGTTGCTTACGGCCCCGCCGTTATTCGATCCAGAAGCCCCGCCTCCGGTTGCACCCGATCCGTCTACTAGGAAAGGGTATTTCTCACGCAAGTGGCTAAGGAGTTTTTCCTTGTCCACTGGCACGCCGCCAAGCTCAAAAGTAACGCCATCGTCGCTGTACTTGGCATACTGCATGGCTTTCTCTTGCAGAAGCTCGCCCCGTGCTGTGTCGCGGGTGAGTTCAGAGGCAACCTTGAGTGCTTCGTTACCGATCTCCTGTTGGCGGATACGGTTCTTAAACTCCTCGTGCTCTTCTTGAAGCTCTTGTTTGCTCTTCTGCTCGCGCTCGTACAGCTCTTTGAACTGTTGCTTCTCAGCCATGCGCTCTTCTTCCTGCCTCTTCTGTTCTTCCTCAAGCTGATTAGCTCGCTGTGAGGCAGACTTCTTCTCACTCAGCAGCTCTTCGACTTTTCCTTTCAAGCCTCTTACTTGTTCATCGATCAGCTTCTGAACTTCAGTCTCGCTGTATGTCTTGCCGCTGGACTCTGTAGCAGTCTCAGTGGTGGTTGCTGTCTCTTCGGTTTTTACGCTGTCGTTCTCTTCACTCATGGTATAGCCCCTAGCTATGCGCTACAAAGCCTTGTAGCTTGGTTAGTTTGTAGTCTCTGACTACTGCTCAATGTTAGCCCGTTGCCAAGCTAACGGGTTCTTCTCCCTCAACTCCTGTAGCGACATTGCTACGCCATCAGGGTCAATGAAGTCTTTTGCGTCCAAGCCTCCCTGCTCGAACAACTTGTACTTTGCTTCGCCATCTTTGAACTTGCCGAAGAACTCTCTCTTAAAATCTGCTGGCTGTTGACCTAGCCACCCTGAGAAAGTCTTGCGAGAGGAGACCTGCTGCACGCCCTCTGCGCCTACTGCTGGTCTTGTGCCGTCTAATCCTGCCAAGACTGAATCTTCTCTAGGCACTGCTACTCGGAGAGAGCGGCAGTTGTAATGCAGTGGTGGTCTTGGCCCTACGCCTACTTCGTAGATGTTCCCGTCTAGTCCTGCACAAGTCACTGTAGTTGAACTGTCGAGTGTTGCTAGGTACTTCTCTCCACCTAGTCGATCTTTGTTCTCTTCAGCGAACTTCTGTCTTGCAACGCCAGCAGCGTGGTTCAGAGACGTTTGGACTACTGCCCTGACCTGTGCTCTAGACCGACCTCTGATCTTCTGTGAGACGCGCTGTGTGATCTGGCTAGTGGTATCCCCAGCAATGAATCCTGTGCTGATGGCGTTCTTCAGCTCTTTACTGTTAGCGCCAGCCAACACACCAAGCATCTGATTGATGGTCATGCTGTTCTTCTGATCGCCCTGCACTAGGCTGGTTGGTTCGCTAGTGACTGCACTGATAACCTGATCTGCGTTCGGTTCTGATGTCGGGTCTATCAATACTTGATCTAAGGTGCGCTTCTGGAAGTCCAGTTCGTCTCGGGTAAACTCACCGATCTGGTCTTTAAGGCTCTCTGAGATGCTTTGAGCTTTACCGCTGATGATGGAGTCAACTGAAGTAAGAAGTTGCCCCAGACGCGCTCTCTGGAACTCTGTGCCTACTTCTGAGATTCTGCCTGCGATTTCCTCGCGCATCTCCTCTAGCAAACCTTCTAACTCTGAAGTCATGCCGCGTGATACACGCTGCACCATGACCTGCCGCCGAGTTGCGGCGTCTGCTAGAAAGTCCTCTGCGCTCATCTACAGAAGGTTCCCTGCGTTCTCCCCGTCGATCTCTTCGTCTTCCATATCTTGAGGGATGTGGATGCGGCCCTTGCGGATGCTATCGCGCTGGATAGAGCGAGAGATGACACCAACATCACCTAGCTGAATCAATGCCATTAGCTGCTGTGCGTCAAGGCTAGTCTCGAAGAAGTCCGTGTTAAGGTCGTAGCGGATTTCCTCAACAGCGTTAGTCTGTAGACCAACAAACAAGCCAGCATCCATTAGGGCGCTAGTCAGAGCGTATGAAAGATTGTTGACTACCTGATCGAGCGTAGAGGCTTCAGCACTAGCGTTGATCCGTGCTGCCTCTGCTGTCTCTGCCTGACCACCTCGCTGAATAAGCCGAGCGCCGATCTTGACCATCTCTTGCTCTTTAGCATCTTTAAGCTGCACAAGAAGGCTGCGCTCTTCAGGCTGAACAAGCTCTACACTGCCGCCCTGTGTGATGATCCCGCTGCGGCTGCCTAGCTGCACCCCGTTAGGGTTCTGCTCGACAAAGGTCTCAGGGTTAGTATCACCGATGTTTAGGTGCAGCGTTGGCTGTCCTGTGATGTACCCGGCTTCTTCTAAATCTGCCGTGTTACGATAGTGAGCGATGTTTAGGATCGCTAAATCGTACAGTGGTGCATCGTCAATGTCTGGCAGGTTATTCTCTGAGCCAGCAATGTACATCGGGATGTGATCAAATGGCTGACCGCCTGCCATCCGTGGGATGAACTCTGGCCCCATTGCTGAACCACCATCATCGTACATCTGCTGAGTGTAGACTCCATCACGCAGACGTAGTACGCGATAGTTCTTTACGATGTCGTGATCGAACTCGTTTGAGTTGTTCTCATCTTGTACAAGCTCAACAAGCACAGCCAGCGTGAGTACACGCCGCCCGTTAATCTTTCTGTACTTCCAGTTAATCAGTGCCTCAGCGTTGTAGCTGAGTAGCAGCGGCCTAGCGCCGATGTTCTGCTCTGTCTCAAAGTCAATGCTATCTTCAATGGTTGGGTAGTCCACTAGGAAGATGTGGCGGCCTGTATCAAGGATAGAACCGAGCGCTTCTTTAGAGATGTGCTCTAAGCTGGTGCCGCTGCCATCTGCGTTGAACTTCAGCTCATCTAACTCATCTGGTAGCTCGTGCATGGGGTCTTTACGGAACACCATGCCGCTGAGTGCTGCTCGGGTACGGCCTGTTACGCCCATGAAGTAGGCGCGTTGCACATACCGCTTGTACCGCTCTGGATCAGCCGGAACGAACTCAGGTAGATACCGCTCTGGCGCTCTCTTTACTGCGCTCTCACCTTCAACAGAGTCACGCACTAGACGCCACTTAGGTGAGTAGATTTGGTAATCTGGATGTAGTGTCTTTACACTCATTCACATATCCTATATGGCAAAGCGGATGGCGACATCTGCCACTGGCTTCTTAACAGGCATCTCATACGCTATCGGGTAAGTGCCTGCGTCATTCATGTGGTCGTGACCGCTTGTTTTGTCAGGCTCACCGTTCTTGTCGTATGCCTGCTGTTCGAGGCATCGGGTGAACTCTGGGCATTTCTTTGAGTTTACTTTTACTAAGCCTTGCTCAAATGCTGTGTTCGCTGCCAAGATTCTATCTTTAACTGGCGGGTTCTTCTTAGGTGCTCTTACAGAAAAGCCCGACTGTTGTAGCAAAGCTATGTCGCTTTGACTTGCGTTGACTGTCTTTCTGCTAGTTCCCGAAGCGTCTGGGTAGACACAGATGGTATGGCCCGGAAAACGATTGCTGAGTGTTTGAATAACCGCTGGAGTATCGTAAGCATCAACGATCTCTTCAAGAGCGTGGAACTCTTCGCCTCTTCGAGCATAAATGACAGCAGCCATCTTTCCGACGTTGAAGTCCATACCCACATAAAGCCGTTCGCCTTCTATGATGCTCGATGTCGAGCCGTTACGTTTTCTATCAAAACTAGAGTAAACTGTACCTGATGTCAGGTTTACAAAGCGCCCTTCTATGTAGGCATCTGCAAGCTCTGTGGGATAGCTTGATCGGAGGCTGTCAATGTAGCCATCCGGTAGGTATGGGTTGCTGTAACTAGGTGCCTGAACCAATCCGTACTCTTCGGTCTTGTTCTGCACCCAGCGCCAGTGAGCAAACTTAAAACCCTCTGGGGTTGTGTAAGCACTAGCCTGATTGTAAGGGTTGCTGATCCACTTAGGCTGTTGCCGATTACGAGCGATGATCTGATTCCAAGCTGTTCTAGCATGTTCAGTCTTAAGTGTATCCAGCTCATCGACGTGTGCTGTGTAGGACTCGTAACCAACTATGCGATCTGGGTTATCTAGCGTCCTGAATACAAAATCACCCCACTGTCCTTGCGAGGTGTAGATCACGTTGTCTGCCTTATTGTATCGGTAAGCTACGCCGTGCTCTGATAGCTTTGCTTCCATCCGTGCTGCTGTAATCAAGCGCACTAGATCAAACGTAGGTGCATACATCGCTACCAAGGTGTCGCTAGACTGGCAACCATCTATCATGGCTGCGTTAGCCATCGCTTCTGATTTACCAGCACCAAAGCCTGCACAGAAGAGGCGGTAGCGGTTATCTAACTTTAGGAACTCAGCTTGAGGCTTGGTAGCCTTAATCTTTAGCTGCAAGACTACTGCTCGCTACTATCTTCGTCTGCTCCGACAACCTCAATCGTCACACGATCAACAGCCTTCATGCTGCCATCCGAGGACTTGTTATCCACCTCAGCCTTATCGTGCCAGTTAAAGCGATTAGCAAAGTACAACTTAACTAGAGGTGCGTTGACCTCTCTGCTGTACATCATCTTCTGCAACTGATCTTCCCAGTAAGCCTGACTAGCCTCTTGGCCCCGCGATAATGCGTCGCTAAACTCTGGGTGACGTTCAGCCCAAGAGTAAATCGTTGCCCGATGCACACCAATCTGTGCAGCG